GCATAAAACCAGTCCTAATTCTCAGGTAAGGCTGATTGATTTTGAGTCTATCATCAATGATGTCACCCGAATAGACTGATCTTATGAAATTTATTGTTGGATTCTCAACATTTAGTTCATTCTTAAGACAGGTTTCAATCAATTCAGCTGGCAGATAAATCTTTTTCCTAAACCACAACATTAGTATTGATTTGACAATTAAGTGATATCTCTGTGGTAAAAAGCGCTTCAAAACTTGATAAAACTTTGTGACATTTTGTGTTTGAGACCATTTGCTTGCATCACCTGAGCGACATAACATTATAGGATCCTCGGTCTTTAGCATTGCATCTCTTACAATTCTTTGTGATATAAAGTCTTTCATATTAGGGTTTGTCATAGTCTCAGAAGTAAACAATTTACATAAAGATCTTGATAGTGATTCCAAAAACCATTGGATGATTCTAACTTTAGAATCAACGACATATATTTCTCTGATACCTGCATGCTGGTCTTTAGAGAAAAGCTCAACATTAAAAGAATCATCTTCATCAAGTTTCTTTATACAGTGGTTTAGCAATTCAATTGGATGCTCAAATTCTTGGAAGCCATCCATGATTCTCTTTAAAGACTCTGTAACCTTTGGTCTTCTTGTTTTTAACTTGCTAATGGAATCACCATCAATTTTCTCAGGTAAATCAGGCTTAGCACTAGCTTTTATTGTTGCTAAACTTATAACATTCTGTTTTGACATGTACTTACAAAAATCATTTTCAATATGTTTGTGATAATTTGTTCCATAAACTTGCTTTACTTTCTGTTCAGCTAAACTAGTAATCACACTCAGAACTCTGTTGTCATGAAAGTGATCTTGCAGCTGATCCTTTTCAACTCCAGACAATTTCTCCCCATCCTCTACTAGCATATCATATTCAAGAATTTTATCAATTAATTTAGACGATTGGTTTGATTCAGATTGCTTTGATTTGTTTACAACATAACCGTAGTAACACAAATTCAAAGCCTGTTTGAAGTTAATTGAGTTGCCAAATATGTCAATCAAGCCAACCACATCTCTATCATTATCTATTAATTTGACTTGAGGTTTGCATGTATCCAAATGGTTCATCAAATGTAATGTTCTTTTAACCTGGAATAAGTTTAATCTTGATCTGATAATTGTTGGTAACTTAGAAGTTAATGTTGTTACATTGTCTGTTATTGACAAAGACCTCATGTAAACATAACGCAATAATGTTATTATCTCTTCATCTCTATCCTTATTAGACAATAAAATTATTAAAATAAAGTTTATATGCTGTGATATGACATTAGGGGTTTTATATATTTGTTTTAGGTATGCCAAGCTTGACATCAATTTTGAGTTGATTGATAAGTAGTTTTCGATGTCCCTTAGCTTAACTGAACTCCACTCCGAAACATCATAACCATTGGGTCCATAAGAGTCATACTTGACACCAACAGTCTTGAATGGAAACTTGTAAGCTGTTTTTGAAACTATAAAAAAGAATATTGGCTTATATGACCCAATACACTTGATGTAAACATCACAGTTATAACCAGGGACTGGCTTTACTATGAAGAAGTCTTCTG